CAATGATATCTATTTTCCCAATAATAAGAAAAACAAAAGAAGAACTATCCCTATTAAAAGAAACAGTAGTGCAACAAGACGTAGAGTATTTTACTTTTGAGGAATTTGAGTTATTTTTAAATGACTTAGATTCAAAAAAAATAGAAAGCATCTTAATTGGAGAGTACTCTCACATGTCAGAAGAAGAAGAAATAATACTTCCTTTTATAAAAAACTATGTGGACTCTAAACAATGACAAACTTTAAATCATACGATCAACTTGAGTCTGAGCCATTAGGAGTTTGTAGTGTTATTGGCTGCAACGCTGATGGAGAAAAACTATCTAGCACTGAAACAAGGCTTTTAGATGTCTGTTTAAATCATTATACACAACTACAAAAATCGAGGGAATAAATGAAAGAAATATTACTATCACTATCCGTAGGGCTTACTTTAGGACTAATTATTCTATCAATAAGCGCAATATCCCCAATTAAGATTCCAATCCCTGCTCCCCCAGTTTTTGCTGGTGTTGCTGGTATAATTGGATTATGGCTTGCTCAACCAGTTTGGACAGCCATATCGAAGTTCATATCCTAGGAGGAATAAAATGAATGAAAAACAAATTAAGGCAGCACTAGCATCATACGGAAGATCAATTCTTGGAGCAGCAACAGCAATGTATGCTTCTGGAATAACAGATCCACAGACACTAGCATACTCACTACTTGGTGCACTTGTGCCCGTAGTATTGAGAGCAGCCAATCCTGCAGACAAGGCGTTTGGCAGAATGCCATCAGCAGAAGATGTAGATGTTGCAGTTAAGACTGCAAAGGTAGTAAAGAAGACCGCTAAGAAGGCTCCTGCAAAGAAGAAGTCATCTGGTGGAGGAACTTCTCATAACGTCTTGTAATAAAGACTAAATAAGATTTGGCGGTTGTCATTTGACAGCCGTCTTTTCTTATGCTATAATATTTATGCCTGCCCTAAAGGGGGGCAAATTAAATTATTCGCTTGAAAGGGGAATAAAATGAAACAAACATGGTCAACACTGGATCTATTTAATGATCCTTTTTTTATTGGCTTCAACAGAGAGTTGAATCGCCTAAACAATGCATACAAAACAAACTCACAATCATATCCGCCTTATGATCTTATCAAACTAGATGAGGATACATATAGGATATCTCTTGCGGTTGCTGGTTTTTCCAAGGGAGATATTGATGTCACAGTGGACAATGGAACCCTTATTATTAAGGGTGAGATTGTAGAGGTAACAGATGCAGAGGTAGTCCACAAGGGTATAGCAGGACGCAAGTTCGTAAGATCTTTTGCTCTTGGTGAGTATATGGAAGTGACCTCAGCAGAACTCAAGGATGGCATTTTAAATGTAAATGTAATCAGGGTAGTTCCAGAAGAAAAGAAACCTAAGTCTATTAAAATCAAGTAGTATAATAGACAGTATTCCGTCATGATACATGCAGTTGCTTATAGCAACCTTATTGCTGAGTACGGAGGACCAGGGTCATTACCTGGGGGACCTGAGCAAGTCTATTAAACTGCTCCACTATTCACCTAATGTTTACCCCTTGTCTTCTTATATATGCCAAAGGGGCTGTACAATTAAAATGTGGAACTTCTTACAGTATGGATGGCTCTAGGGTTTCTTTTAGCATCATATTCTGTAATTGCTAACGATTCAGTTCAAACTCTTGGAACATGGATCTCAAGTTCTAAAAATACAAATTGGAAATACATGTGGGCGTACGCCTCATCTATCCTACTTGGAACAATTTGGTATGCTTGGCATACATACGGCGGAGATATATCTTATGAAAGACTGAATAAAATACCGTTTCAAGAAGTGCAGTGGTATCACGCAGCAGCACCAGCAATTCTTTTATTATTGACCAGAGTAGGAATTCCTGTTTCTACTTCTTTCTTAGTCTTAGCAGCCTTTGCTGCACAAAACGTACTACATTCTGTTTTAATGAAAAGCATTATGGGATACCTTATTGCTGGTATTACTGCATATATAATTTGGTTTCTGATCACTTTATTCTTTAGAAAGATACCCCCAAATGAAGATAATAGCAAAAAATGGAGGGTCGCCCAATGGATTGCTACTGGGCTATTGTGGTGGGCTTGGCTATCTCAGGATCTTGCTAACATAGCAGTATTTTTACCAAGATCTATACCATTTGATATGATGGTTGGAATAAGCGCAGTGTTCGTAATAGGACTAGGATTTATGCTAAAAGAGCGTGGAGGCAAGATTCAAAAATTAGTACAGAGTAAACATAATACTGAATTTGTTAGATCCGCTACTGCTATAGATTTTATTTACTTTTTAATTTTGTTATACTTTAAAGAGTTAAATGACATTCCTATGTCTACCACCTGGGTGTTTGTTGGGCTTTTGGCGGGAAGAGAGTTAGCGATTAGGACTGTCAAAAAAGAGAAATCTAGCAAGGTATTCCCTCTAGTTGCAGGAGATTTTGGGAAACTTATTCTAGGACTAGCCATATCTGTAGTTATAGTGCTACTAGTTGGGGTAGTTAAATAAAACTAGCAGTATAATATAGTTGTCCCCATACAGGACCTTAGAGATGGCTTAGTTACCCATTGATATATACCGTGGCCTTCGTGCCTGAATCGCCTGTATGGGGCTTTTAGTGCCCTTAAAAGGCTATATAATGGGTATATCTATGACAGACAAAGAGTTGTCCGCTTACAATAAGAAACAGTTTAAGCAGAGACTGACAGAGATAAAAGAGGCTGCTGGCTGTGCTGATTGTGGGAATAAGAACCCTATAGTCTTAGATTTTGATCACCTAGGAAATAAAAAATATAATGTCTCAAGAATGGTCCACGATGGGATGTCCTGGAAGGCTATCAGAAAAGAGATCGAAAAGTGTGAAGTGGTTTGTGCCAACTGCCACAGGATAAGGACTCACAATAGGTTCTTAGGTTTTATAAAGTGATATAATAGTTAGATGCTAAAAGAATACGAAGGCTGCGGATGCCCTATGTGCAAAGAACTTAATGTTAGTTGTGAAGATTGTCCACAGTGCCAAGCAGGAGAAATGAAATCGGATTGCTGTGGCAATGTCAATAAGCAGGCACCTTGTTGGGATGGATATGTTCAAAGAGGAATGAAGCCTGGGGCCGACGGTAAACCAGTTCCTAATTGTATTCCTGCTGCAAAGGCAGAGAGTTTGTTTTCTGACTTTGGAAAAGATCATACTAAAGTACAAAGAGAAAAGCATACTATCTAATGGGAAATAGAAAAGCATCTGGTAAGTTTAGGACAAAGCATCCATTTAATCCTGTTCAAATTAAGGATGGAATGATTGTTCGTTTAAGAAAAGACGGGACAGTTAAAGCAGTCCTTGGTAAATACGGAGAATATAAGAAAGACAAAAATCAGTGAAGTATGAAAGAGTTTATTTTTTGCACATTCCAAAAACTGGTGGTAGATTTTTAACAAAGTATATTCTTAATCCAATGGAAAGCCTACTCGCTAACAATGGCATTGCATATTCTAAACCGCCAGAAGATATGAGGCAGCATGCTGGATGGTCATCACTAATAGACGATAAAACATATGTCATTTCAATATTTCGAGAGCCTTCCGAATTTTTTGTTAGTTCTGTATGTCATGATGCAGCAATCCAAAGAAAATTAGTAGATGAAAAAAAATGGAACGTTATAGATGGAAAAAATTTACGTGTTGAAAAACAGGAACTTTATGAAAAGATAAATTCGTGGAAATATATGAAAGATTTTCAATCTTTTAATTTTACTTTTACTAAAAACCCAGAACATCGATCAGTTCTTCAGGAAGCAATATCAAATTATAAAAATAATATAGTTTTTGATAAAGAAATAGCAAATAAAAATATTAATAGAACTAACCTATTAATTAGAACCAAGGATTTAGGCTCGATGGATTATCGCCTATTAGTAAAAAAAATATCAGAAGACTTAGATATAGAAATTAATCTAGACTTATCACAAATTGATAAAACATATTTTAAAAATGATGCTTCAGAAATACTATTCAACTCTTTAACTCAAAATGAAAAAGATTTAATACTTGAAAGTTTTAAACTAGATAAAGAAATTTATGAAAACAATTCTTTGTTCTGGAACCCTAATTAGTAGAAAGATATTTTTTCATAAGTTCCATAATTAAAACAGTATATTTATCATAATCAATTTCTATGATTAGATTTCCATCTATTAGTTTATGAACTTTAATATCTTTACCTATTTCAAACAGGATATCCTTTATTTCATTTTCTAAATTCATTTTTAATTTTCCAATGGGTAGTCAATTTGATTTTTTACTTTATCCAAAGACTCTTTGTCTGTTGTTCCCCAATATCCAAAATATTCTCCAGAGATTATTTTTTGAAAATTTATTACGGAATTGTACATTTTTGTATCTAGATAGTTTGTTCCAACCTTGTTTGCAGAATATGTCTTCCAGTTATGATCTTCGTCCAATGGAGCAAATATATCTTCGTTAAAGTCTTTATCTATAAACACTTTATTTAAAACAGCAATAGTTGGATACTTAGGACTAAAAATTTTATACCCTCTGCTCAAAAGCCTAATGGAATAGTTTGTTTGATCTCCATGAAAGTGATCTTCTGGATCATGAAGAACTTCTCTGTTTAGTTTTGCTTTAGAAAACATAAAAGTTCCATGCACCCCATTTGACTCTTCGTATTCTTTTTTATCTAAATAACCATCGCCATAAACTATTGGAAAATTTACATTGTCTTTAATAAAATGATTGCCTTGTTTGCCATCATAAACAAATTTAAGTTTTGTCATGCCCCTGTTTACTAATTCTTCGGCATTTTTTTCTAAATCTAGTGGATCTATCTCAAATATTTTTTTGTTATATTTTACAGTAGCATAAACTTTTTCAGGATTTTCATTATAATACGTCCAAGCAAATCCGCTTGACGCTGAAAGAACTAATTTATTTTCATCAACACCCTCTTGGGATTTAATTTTATTAAAAATATTTATTAATTGAGTATCCCATTTTTTGCTAAAAAAAGTGTGAGCATCTATCTGAAACATGTAATCAAATTCTTTAAATTGTAACAAAGAGGCATTCATTCTTCCAAAACCAGTACCCATTGGTGCTGGAGTTATTAGTTCAACATAAAAAATTTGATCATTATTTAGTAAAAAATCATTATCTAATAAAGAATGTTCTTTTTTTAGTATGTTATTAAATATACCAAAATAAATATTGTGTGGATTCTCGGCATTAGATAAAGCACTTTTTACGGTTTGCTCTATAAATCTTTCTTCACAGGCTGCTATTGGTATAAATATTGAATCTTTAATCAAACAAATTCACCTCAAAAGTTAGGAGGGTGTGGTGTTGCAACATAGGCTATAAAAGTTTCCCGACAAATATAGGCTAACCACACCCTTACTACTATTATAGCACCCTACCTGCAGATTGTGAAGTTGTATTCTTTTTCCCATTTAATTACATCGGCCTCGTCATTTAGCAATGGCTGTCCTTTGATGTTAAGACTTGTGTTTAAAAGGACAGGAACACCAGTTTCAAGATAAAATTTATTAATTGCTCTCCATAGGCCACGGTGCTGATCCTTATTTACGGTTTGGACCCTTGAAGTTCCATCTGCATGAACTACAGAAGGTATCTTTTCAGGCTGTAGGCACTTAACTGTATACTGCATATAAGGGCTTGCAAAGTCCATATCAAACCATTTGGAGGCACACTCTTCCATAACCACTGGAGCAAACGGTCTAAATAACTCTCTTTGTTTAATTAAATTAACCTTGTCCTTAATTAGTGGATCTCTTGGATCTGCAAGTATGCTTCTATTCCCCAGTGCTCGTGGGCCATACTCTGCTCTACCTGATGCTACTGCTACGATTCCGTCTTTTAATATACCGTCTACAATTTTCTGAACAGGATAATCTCCACCAAGATCGTAGCCAAGATATGGTGTTTTCCAGTTTATGTGCTTACCGTACAAAGCAGCGGCGGCACCTAAAGAAGAACCAGCATCACCAGGGTTAGGCATAATCCAAACATCCTTAAATATATTCCACAGTAAAGTATTGGCAGAAGAGTTAAGAGCACAACCACCCATAAATACAAGATTTGTTTTACCAGTTATAGAATAAGCCATATGCATAAATTCGTTTAGTCTTTGCTGGTATACCATTTGAACTGCTGCTGCTATATCAAACTTATCTTGTTCAGATTCAATATGACCCCAGTCATGAATTCCTTTATGAAAGTTATACTTTTGTTTATGATATGATGGAAAATATTCATCTACTTTTCTATAATACTTTGTCCAATCCCCATACGCAGCCATACCCATCATAATATATTCTTCTTGGTTTGGCATTAAACCTATTAATTGTGTAAATGCAGAATAAAATAATCCAAAACTTACTGGGTAGTTTTGTTTATATTTTAGTCTAATCTTTTCTCCTTCTCCCACCCAAATTGTAGAAGTATTGTATTCTCCAATAGCATCAAGAACAACAATAGCAGCGTTATCAAATTTACTAGTATAGTACCCAGCACAGGCGTGAGAGTAGTGATGATTAAAATATTTGATTGGAAGATCCATTGGAATGTTGGGTCTCCAGTCTGCTGATCCACCTCTTAACAGTATTCGTGATCTTTTAAGTTGAGGGTGCTCGTAGTATGCTATATGTGTTGGAGTGCCATAGTTAAGCATATCTAGGTATATTTCTTTATTGTTATACCATTCATTTTTTTGTTTGCTATATCTTTCAGCATGTCCAGCAAAAAGTATCTCTCCATCTTTAATTAAAGATATTGACGCATCGTGAGATGTTTCATTTACTCCAAGGATTATCATTAGTATATAAACTCTTTCTTTTTTCTTTTTCTATTTTTTAAAATAATAATTAGTTTATAATACATCCATTTAATGTTATTTATCATTTTCTATTTCTCTATATCTCTCAAGAAATATTTCTGCTATATGGGTATGTGAATGTATTCCCCAATGCCCCAAATGTCTAGTTGAGTTATAATCTGCAGCCCAATTATATAGTTCATGATTTGAAAATTCTATATTGCAGTTTTTGTTTTCATCTTTACAGTATTTTCCATAATCTGAAGTTTTTAAATAATTTTTTGAAATATTTGGATTTGACTGTATGTACGTTTCAACATTATTATTATCGTATATGCTCCATATAAATTTTATGCCATGTGATTCACAGTACTGCTCTAGCATTTTTATAAACATAAAGTTATAGAATATTACAAACTCTTTTGGAATTATGTGCTCTGGATCGTGAGGAGCCTTAGAAAATTGTATTGGTGACTCTTCATATATATACGCTATTCCTGTACATAGTCTTTCTTGTTCTGTATTCCCTGACCTCAAACTAGCAACAAATTTTTTGGGAACAGAAACATATTCTAATCTATATAAAGGAAACAATCCTAAAACTATTTTTGGATTTCCAATTTCTTCAAAATATTTAAATGCTTTGTATACTTGAGCACCTATGCTATCTCCAGTTATTGAAAGTCTTGAATATTTTTTATTTATAGAGTTACAAAAAATATTTGGCCAAGTAAAATCATTAAGCATTCCAGACCCAAATGTTTGAGAACATCCTAAAACTAAAACTTCGTTATCTTTTTCAAATTCTTCGGACCTGTACCCATGCTTATTTATTTTATACGGAATAGTTTCTATAATGTCTTCAGGTGAGTAAACTATTGTTCCACAATCATTTGATGATCTTCTTGCTGCCTCAGATAAACTTCTATAAAATAAAAGTTGATCAATATTCTCATAATGCATAATTATATTATAGCATCCCTGGCAGGATTTGAACCTGCGACCTACACCTTAGAAGGGTGTCACTCTTCCACTGAGTTACAGAGATTTGGTACACCAGGTAGGACTTGAACCTACGATAACCGAATTATGAGTTCGGGGCCTTAACCAACTTGGCTACTGGTGTCTATGTATATTTCTTTTTATCCCAGTCTCTTTCTTTATAATACGTTAGTCCGCCACCGACCCAATATTCTTCAGCGTATTTTTTAAAATTTTCTTGCATTTGTTCAAGTGAGTATTCAATGATTTCTGACTTCCATGATTCATTTTTCATGGGAATTAATTGAGCATATGGTGTTCCAGCAGGAATAGTGCCTTCCCAACCCTCTTTAAAGTAAACAGGTATGTTCCCTCCTCCAGTCAGGATGTCATAAGAATCTATAAATCCAGACATTGTTTGAAATGGTAGATTTGGAATATTTATTGGATGTGATAAAAATATTGTGTATCCTCTTGGAACTTGTGCTGACCAGTTTAAAACCCAAGTATATGGAATTTCATAGTAACCATCTGGTTTGGGTAGATCTTCTTCACTGCCACGTAATTTACAGAACTCAAATCCGTTTTTACCGTCTCTGATTCCCCAATCACCTGCCAAATCTATATTTATAGGTTTTTTTTCAAAATCTTTTTGATTAATTTTAATTGTAATATCACAAGGTGTAAATAAATAGTATCCAGAAACAAAAACATCAAGCAGCGCTGGGCATGATTTCCAAGAAGGCATTCTAGTTGGAACCATTTTACCGTCTTGACCTTTTGTAAAAATTAACTGATATGTACCATCTTTGTTTTTAGCATGTTTATCTTTTTCTAAAAACCATTTAGGAATATTACTTTTTACTGGTGATGGCCTATGGTCTTGAGACTGATTATTTAGTCTGTGAGTTGAATGAAATTTTATAACATTATCTGTCACTGAACTGCTCGCAAAGAACCCAAAACAATCTCTTTTCTCAATTGTAACTGCTGACGTTCAAACTTGGACAAATATGGCTTATCCTGTATTCTTTTTTTGTTTTTTATTGCTCTTTTAATTTTGTGCTGAGACGACTTATTGTTATTTTTTTTCATAGTCTAATCATATCATAGTTACCAGTTACAGTCAACTACGATCCCCGTCCCAATCTCCTATTTTTGTAGTAGGAATTCCATTATCTTGCCACAATTTTAAAACATATGGGTTGTCATCCACTGCATGAACAACATCCCAAAGTTCTGTAATCCTATTAAGTATATCTCTTTTGGTTTCGTAGTCTGGTCTGTTATCATCGTCTGCTCTCATAAAAAGTGCATGACACTTTATCTTATTTCTTGCAAGCCACAAAGAGGTTATGCCACGGTATTTTTCTTTTCTAGATGTGACAATTATTATAGAATGTTCATCACTAGCAGAATTATTTAACATTTCAACAACTTCCACATTTGGCAGGGCATCAATAGAAGAATAATGAAAGGCATCGTAATCTTTATTGCCATTACGAACATAGTGTAGAAACGGGTCCACGTTGGCAAGAGTTCCGTCTACATCGTATATGTGTGCTGTAGGCTTCAAATATTTTCCTTCATGTATTAATTATACAATGTTTGAGGCTTATTTGTCAAGTTGAGATGTTTGGTAGTTTTATGAAACTAAGACATGCTCGTTGGCATTTATAATAGATCTTTTGCCAGCAATTAGTTCTTCAATTTCTTTACAAACAGCAGCATACTCTTCTTCAAATATTTTTAGTGATCTTCCAGGACCAACATCAATCTTTTTTCCTTCTTTTTCTGCTGCTTCCTTAACGCCTTTTTCTGAGTCGTAATTAAGCACCGTGCACTGATACCATTTTGATATATAACCATCTCTGTCAATTAGGTATTTTTCAAAGTTTCCACCTTGTTCTGCACCAGCAGTGTCCATGTTTAACCAATAAGAATAGTACTCTTTTTTATTTATAATACCAAGTTCTTTTTCTTTCTGGGCCATACTCATCATTTGCTCTGCAACTTGCTGATAAAGTTCATGAACTGGTTTTCTTGGTTGACCCAATCCGTTTACCTCATTGTTACCACTATGAGGACTAATTTCATTAACAGAAGCATTTGGATTTGAGGCTACCATTTCTGAATACTGAAAGGTAGTTCCATAAACATCTCTACCATATTCTTGTGAATCTAACCCACATGTAATTCCTTGTGACCACTTTCCGTGAGTAATACCTGGGCCACAGTAATCGTTAGTAGGTATACCAATGACTTGAAAATCATCTCCACCGTACTTGTCTTGAAGCCACTGCAAAACTTCCATCTGGTTGGCGTTACCGCAACCCACTGTAGTGTTTACCAGCAGGGTTACTTTGCCTTTAAATTGATCTAAAAAGTCAGCAGATCCTTCGGCTGAGTTAAGAGGAATGTCATATATAGATTTCATGCTTAAATTATATCATCTTTTTAATGAGACTTAATATGCCTAGCCAACGATTCGTTGGCCATTATTCCCCATCTTAGTTCCCATTCTTTTTTACAGATAGGGCATATAACCATTCTACTCATATTCCGTTCTCCTCCATGTATTTAAGCCTTTCTTCTGTATCATTCAAAGGGCCACCTTCGTCTTCCCACTTGTCCCAATATGGAACTCCGTTTTCATCATAATCATCCCATGCAGGATCTGACATGTCTTCTTTAAAAGACATAAGATCTACCATGTAGTATGTGCCCCACTTTTCATATGGCTTATTTACATGGTGCCAAACCTTTGTATGAAACTTAAAGCGAGGTCCAAAGTTTTCATCATCCTGTAGGTTAAATGCTTTAACCAAACTATTACTTGAAATTTGACCACACAGATTTCCAAACCATCTTAATGGAAGGATTTTAGTCTTTTCTACTTTATGAGATATCATCTATTACTCAAAATCTTTTTGGTTTTCAAACATATTAGTCATATAATTGCTTTTACCTCTTGCTATGTGTGCAGCAGCAGTACGCATACCTAAAGCATTAGTTATAGAAGACTCAATAGGAAGGGCTTCAATCTCCCTTGCAATTTCTTCTCGTAACATCATTTCATCTATACTCATATTATTTCCAACCTTTAGTTCTGATCAACTTTATATGTCATTATAAAATAACATGCAATATAACCAAGTATAAAAGCAGGGATTAAAAAGAATGCACTTATCATAGACTATCTCCTATAGTGGTAGTTCATTAACTGGCTCTTTAGACCAGTGGATGTAGGACCTAATGTATACCGCTGCATATGCGAGGGCAGATAGAATAAATCCATATTGCTTAGTAACTATAGCATAACCTATCCATAGTGTCTCATTAAACAACAGGACAAACCATCCCCATGCATCTTTGCGACCAACAAAGTATATGCCTGCTACCCCAATGACAGCAAGCACCCATGAGCCATATGTATCCATTAAGTTTTCCATATATCAAGTATACCTTATGTCAGTGGTTTAGTCAAATATCTCTGCCTTTGGTCTTAAACCATGAGCCTATAAATCCATTAAGGACTTTGTTTCTTAATATTTCTGCAAATGTTCCGTGAGGCATTTCTGAACCGATGTATTCTTGTCCTGTTTCAAGGTCAATTAGTTTCCATTTAGCAGGAGCCTTAGTATGTATAATTAAATCAATTGGTTTATCGTATGAGTCAACTTCTGATCCGTCTCTTAGTTTTCTTTTGTTAATTTTTAAGTCCTATCTTAAGACACTAATGATACAGTGAAGTGTTTGGCACAGACATCGGCAACAATATATTTTTCATCTTTAACTACTACATCATAGTAGATCGCTTCTTGATCACAGAAAAAACATTTTGTTTTGGTCATAAACCCATTATATCACAAATAATGTTATTTATTACTATCTGAACTTACTTTATCTTTCGGCACCCATACTTTTTTTCCATCTTTCCAGACAGGCCAGTAGCCTAGGGAACGCCAATCCATCTTCGTAATCTTTGGCTCTTTCATTGTCTATGCCTCTTCTTATTACCAAACTTAGACTTAACTTCAGCCTTAGCCTGATTAACTATAGCGTTCGTAATGTCTTCAACATTAAATTCCTCGTCAAATTGCGCTTCGTTCATGTATCCATCATAGCATGAATACCATTGCTTATGCAAGTCTCAATGCTATCTCCATATCTGTGATTAAACATCTTTCCTGTATCCCACGGAAAATCATCTTCTACAATTAAATAAGCATTGATAGAGTCTGGGTTAGTATCGCCAGAAACTCTGCCAATATGATATGTTTTAATTAACTTATCATTGACATAGATAGGAACATGAATAGGCATCAGTATCCTCCAAGGCATTCATTGCGGGTATGAAACAGTCTAATCTTTGTCAAAATTTTGCGGGATGGAGCAAACAACTCTTCCTTACAGCAATTACACTTCATATGCCATTCCTTAGCAAAGAAATCATACACAGCACCCTTATGGTTAGCATACTTGTTGGCTACAAAGGTTTGAAATGGATCTGGTATTTCCATATTAATCATACCTTAAGTATCCCATATTTAGCAGGATATGTCAAGCAAGTATGGCTGCAAGAATAACAACAGCAACAACTAAGATAAGTAAATATTTAACGCCTTTTTCGGCTTTTTCTGTATTCATATAACTATTATACACTATAGGTCAGCACTAAATCCTATTGCTGCTCTAGGCATAGAGAAATTAACCGCATGCAAAGTTCTAGCAGGGACGTATACAAGATCTCCTGGTTCTATTAAATATGTTTTATCGTTTGCTCTCCACTCTACTGATCCATGGCATTGCCAGTAAAAATTATCTAATGGGTCAGAATGTGCTGGAACATTATCTATTTTGTTTGAAAAATTTATATATAAACTTGCCAAACCAAAATATTCGTTAACCTTTTTCTGAAAACTTAACACTATTTTTTTAGAATTGCCAATATGTCTATGTATGCCAAGATAAAAATAAAAACTTTGTTTAATTAGAACATTTCCAAACACTTTGCCATCTAGTTTTAAGTCATAATCTGGCAGGGGATTTGGAAATATGCTTTCCTGATGTGATGCCTCACCTATGTAATCTATAAATTCTTGCCATGAGGGTATTTCATTATAAAAATCTTTAAAAACATGGATTTGCCCCTTTTCCTTAGATTCTTTAATGGCTTTAACCATTTCGTCAGTTACTAGCATATTCTTACATTATATCAGTATTCGTGAGCATCAAGTATAATAGAACTATGACCCTACTATACATACTCTATAGCCCTATACACAAAGCCATCAAGGTGGGTATATCAGATGTTTCGGGCAGAAGGTTTGCAAGTCATAGACAAAAAGGCTGGGTCCTAATCAAGTATTGGTGGTTTTCCGAACGGGATCAGGCAAGAGCAGTAGAATCCCTAGTATTAGACACACTAAGGACTAGGTACGGACATTTTCTAGACAAGGCTGATATGCCTCAAGGCGGATATACGGAAACGTTCGATGCGTCAAAAATCACAAGACGAGGTTTGGTCCGCATGGTCAATAATGCTATTAGCAAGTCTTTAGAGTTCGGCGCAAAATAGAAGTAACAAACCTTCCCATGCCCTAAGAGGGCAATATCGGTTAGTATCCTAAAAATGCGGGGAAGCAAAAGATGTCATCGTAATCCCCAATAGCATGATAAAATATAGATATGGATCCCAAACTATGTAGTGCAAGCCCCCAAGGCATAGGCCATGCAGGTGAGTATGGCAAGATAGGGTTTTGCAGATGTGGCAGATTTATATCCCATGAGGCCAAGAATCAGTGCTCGGTTTTAGATACGGCCAATGATAAGGATTATCTGCCAATACCAGATGATTGTCAATGTACCCCTGCAAATTGCCCATGTGGGGAGTTTTTGTCACATAGTGTATTTGAGGTTTGTCCATGCCTATAGTTAGAGTAGATGAACTTTTTTCACAAAATGAGATAGACCACATAGAAGAGGCAATAGCAAATAGCGATAGCAGCATTCATCCAGAATTGGGTAGGGTCCAGCAGTCTGATATTCATCATCATTTCTTTCCAGAAACCACCGAAAAATTAACTGATTTAGCAAGAAGCATTAGCGGCCTACCCTTGAAAATGAGCAATGCAATGTCTGTAGAATATAGTCTGTTGTATGGCCTACCTACCCTACCCGCACATGTTGATGGAGATAAGAATGATTTGATTATTAACGTACAGTTAAAATCTAATACCGTTTGGGATATGGGCTTAAACCTAGATACCTATAGACTTGATGACAATTCTGCTTTGATTTTTAATGCCAACGAGGAAGTGCACTGGAGAGTTCATAAAGAGTTTAAGGATGGAGAGTATGTCAGAATGCTGTTTGTAAGGTTTGACAATCCAGAGAACATGTCAGACTATTCTTATCTTCCACACCATCCAGATGATGAGATGTTTAAAGAGGCAAAAGAGTTTAGGGACAGTCTAAGAGGGTTCTGATAAGCCTTCGTAATACTCTGCAGTTGCTTCAATTATCTGGTTTGCTAGTTTGATAGATAGGGCATCTTTATGCTTACCCTTCAAATGATCATAGATAATATCTGCGATAATCTCATGTAGGTTCATACT